GTCAATAGGGTTTTGAAATTTTGATGAGAAATGACAAACGGGAGACCCTTTTGTTTCAGGAAAATTTGCCACAAGAAAAACATGTCTTTGTAGGACATGTGTTTGTCGGGCGTTACACTCGTATGTGTATCCATGAAGTGTTGAATCAACGTTTCCGGTGTATGTTTGGTCAAAAAGAGTACATCTTGTTGAATGATCGATTCAGGGTGATGGATATAAGCTTCGGACGATCCGTACTTGGTCGACAAATGGACCGCTGCAATAATGAATTCAAACATACAACATTCGGAAAAGGGAGTACATTTCCCGTGAAGGATCCTACAATTTTCATACCGATGGTCGTGGTACTTGTACTTGAACACATCACAAATGGACTTGTTGGTCAATAAGTATACTTGTTGATGAATGTGTTTTAAAAAAGGTTTATAACTGACATCGATATAGTAGACTTCATTAATCTTTTTGTTCAAGAGAGTATCTCCGATGACCGTCAGAAAGAACTTGGCATATTCCTTTTTCATCGGAATTTTATGGATGACCATCGTCGCTGAATACGGAGTCGATACGGAGTAAATCGGAGTTTCTCTTATTTTTTTTAACACGTTTTGAATCAGTTTGTATCGACTCATCATGAGTCTTTTGGAATCTCACGATTGATTTCATGAACAATATCATCCTCTCGAACAATCTTCCACTCATCGAGACGCCGAATGTAGGTTTCACTCGATGAAATGTAATAAAATGAATGCGTCTTTAAAAAGACGAGTACAAACTCGTCCTTCTTGTGTTGGGTTTCTTGTCGTAGCGAGGCCTTCTTCAAATGATCCTCTTCGATCGAGTGCATCAAGAGAGGAAGGCGTGCAATATACGTATCCAGCTTGTTCAACATGAATTCATTATCCCGATATTTGAGTTTTAATTCCTCAATTGCCATAGCATGTTGTGCAATCTTGTATTTAAATCGGTTATCGAGAACATGAATTAAGAAATGCGCTTGGTAGGAATTGCAGCACATACACAATACAGCGAGTTCTCCGTCATGATGATGAAATCGGTTTCTACCTTGAATACCTTTCCGATCGGACTGGTATACTCTTCCTCACTCTTGACCAAAAGCTTCTCGCCGGTATCACGAACGCCGATGACCGCTTCCTTAAGAACGGACGCCTTCCAATAATCTAAAAGAATAGGCTTGTCATGCTCTAAGGATAGTTTGGCCAAGTGCTTCATGACTAAATCACATGGAAGTCGATCACTCATATGCTTAGTATGGAAAACTATTTTTTCATTTTTAACTTATTAAAATGAACCGTTTGTTTTTACGAGGATGAATATCTTTCTTGAATACGGCAACATGTTTTTCAACAATCGTAATATATTCCACGGAGAGCAAATGGACTAAATACTCATAAATGGCATGAATGACCTTGACCGAACACTTTCCTACAATAAGTATACTGCCGGTTCTGAAAATCATAAAGGATACCGAAATGTCTTGAGTGGTCGTCGTGACCCCTTCGTTGTAATAGACCTTGCACTGTATTCCGGGATAGGAACACGGATCATAGACCGCCGAGATGTTATATTTGGACTTTAGTAGATGATACAGTTCATTTCGTTTGATGTAGAATCCACAGGTAAAATTGGAATTGATCAGGACCGTTTCTTCCATGAAGGAATGATAGACGATGTTCGGATAATAGGATCTCATGATAGAGAGGAGGTAGTCTATGATGAGGGGAACGTGTTCTGTATTTTGTACTCCGGGGATCTCTATTTTTCCTGTATTGAATACTTTGACATGAAATTCCTTGAAGGATGCATCGATCCATAATCGTAGTACAAGGGCGAAACAGTTGTAAAAGGCCCCCTTATGACGGATACGATAGGAGAGAATGTCCTTTTTAGAAACGCCAACCGTGACCTTTCGTACATCCTTGTATTGGATGGACCCTTTGGTCTCCATATGAGAAATGATATGCACTACCGAATAATCATACTCCGTAAGTCGATTCTGAATGTCCTCTACTTCCGAGGGGAGAGTACTGTTGAATTTCATTTGTTTTCGGATGACACCGACCGAATGTTCTGCATACGGTAGTATAGGAATTTGCCAAAAGATCGGTGCAAGTGAAATCGCCTGATTTAAAAAGGAAATGATGGTGTTGGTCGAGATGTAGAGAGAGGATGGGGTAGGAACGGGTCCGTTGGTTTCTGAGACAGGGGCGGATATCATCGGTTTGTCCCCCAAAAAGGACATCCATTCATCGTCCAGTTCCATTCTATGTATACTTTCTAAGTACTCTATTAAATCAATTTATTAACCATATAACGAATGAAATGTTCGGTGTCCAGTGGAGTGTGCAGAGCAATCGACAAATGGTCCATCTGGATTGGCTTTCGTAAGGAGACATAGTAAAGAAAATCCTTCATCAAATGACGAATGTCCGTATTGTAGTCAAGACTCAATTGGTACAATTCAGGAATAATGTTTTTGGTAGATAGATTTGTATACAGATCTTCCCATGTGGAATCCTGTATACAAAGGATATCGGTAGGTCGGTGTATCTGTAAATAGTTGATCATGCTTCTCAGGTCGGATCCATACGTCATCTGTATTTGTTTGATTTGATGATCAGTGTACGGAAGATTTTCTTTGACAAGAATCTCTTTTAAAAAAGAAATGACCTCATGTGGAGGCAAATGATTGAATTTTATTTTAATGAACATACTTTGGAGAGAATGTTCGATCTTACTGATATAATTACAAATGAGGCATACGGTGACTCCCGTATAGGAATGTAGTAAATAGCTGAGGGAAAGTTGTGCAGCTTTGGTCATCGAATCCACCTCATCTAAGATGATAAACTTTTGGCCTTGTTTGAACATCGCTTTGGATTGTATGAAATTGGAAATCTGTATACGGATGGTGTCGATTCCGCGGTCATCGGACGCGTTCAAGTGGATCATGAGACCGCTCGATTCTTCGCCATGGCGTTTCTGGTATTGATGGATGATGTTCATGACGGTGGTCGTTTTACCGGTTCCAGGCGGTCCGTACAATAACATATTAGGAATATAATCCATTTCTGTTATTTTTGAGAAAAAAAGACGATTTTCCTCCTCTAGCACAATTTGAGAAAAATCTTTCGGTCTATATTTTTCGACAAAGGGAATGTTCATAAAGGATACTATATTTGTTTCTTTAATAAAATATAGGTATAGAATATGTCGAAGAGTCGCGTTATGGGAGCCGGTTTAGCTGGATCCACCAACCTTGGAGTATGTGTCAACGCCAACGGCGCTGGAGGAAGCAAGAAGCAGGGTCTGTCGGGCACTGTAGGTTTAGGAAACCGCACCGTTTCGGCGGTGCAGCACCGCACGGGAAGCACCCCCGCAAAGCGCAACATGATCTACAGCATGTCCCAGCTGAGTGGTGTTGGGCGTGGCAGAAGCCCTTTTAACATTCCCGGTATGTTTACCCAGAAGGATGCTGGGCGGACCGTCGCCCCCTTCCCTTTCGTAGGCTGGTGCAAGATCGCTTAAGCACATGCCCACAGTATACATCCAAACATCGATGTCAAAAAGATCGATACATAAGCAATTTCGTACTCCGTCATCTTGATATAAGTAGGAATACTTACTTATATCAATTTATTCATCTATCCTATGGGTCTTACAATAGTTTATCTCATTTTATTTCTCTTTCTCTTTTTTAAATTTCAAATCGACAAAATAAGGAATCCTGTTCAGCTTTTAATTTAATCTCTAAATATATGACGTGTACTGTAAAGTCCGTATGCGATGAAATGGCTGAAGAATCAGATCGAGACATCCTCTTGTGTTATTATAACAAACTTGTAGAAAACATCAACAGTTCGGGATATACCAATCTAACCGAGGACGATGAAGCATGTTCACGAACACTTCTTGCAAAATTAAGCGCCGATATTCAAAATGGATTAGATCAAGGCTCCTCCGAGATGCGTCAAGACATGACGGATCTTGTCACTACCGTAGCAGATTCGAGTGTTGTATACAACATGGAAAGAGCTAAGGCGATCTTCTGGCTTATTTTAGCCTGTATTGTTTTGGTGGTTGTGATATACTTATGGAATTTCAAATAATCCTCTATAGTAGTATGAACGATTTCATTTCAGCTGTACAAAATCAAAATTCAGAATCTTCTAGAAACATTAACGTAAAACTATCGGATAATACCTATGCTTATATTAATTCTCAGGGGCTTGCCAAAAAATTCAACAGCATGGCAGAATACGAGGCAACCAAAGGAGTCAATGGATGTCCTGAGGAGGTGATCAACATCGATCGTACATGGGCGAACATCAATTATCGCGTAGGCGCTCCGATGGCAGTGTATACCGACAACAATATCATGAGAGGGCAAGGTTGTGGAAATGAAAATCGGTTAGTTGCACCACAAATAGATCCCAACGATGAGTTTGATCAAGCCTATTATGAAAGGGTTGCCGAGAAAAAATTTGATAGCATCGAAGAGGCAACTTCAGATTGGCAAACATCCGGTCGAGTTGCAGGGCTAGCCCCCTTTAAGGATGCTGCTTCTTTGCACAAATTGGGTAAAATGGGATATATCGATGTAGATAGTATTTTTCATGAAATAGATCCTACGTTTTCAAACAGTTATAATGGACCCACCCCCAGTTATGTAAAGGGAACGGAGATGCGATCGTGTTTAGCGCCTGACACCGTAAATTTTAGAGATAAGATCTATCTTAAATATGGAGATTCATATTTATACTCACCGGATAAACGTAATGTAAAGGTAACCGAGTCCGTTCCTTCGGGAGATACAGGATTTTTTTATATTCAAGTACCGATCGCCGATGTAAAATCCACAGGAAATATACCCCCTTCACTGTACAATTATGGACTCGACTATGGAGCAAGCTGTATTATTAGTACTACGTATGATTGGAATTCTCCGGAATGCGGTAAATGGGGATGTTATACCGGTAAAGTGTTTAATGATACTTTCTCATTAACCAATAGTGAATACGCAACCAATCTTAAATTCATCTCGACCACGGGAATCGCAAACGCAACCAACATTAAATACGGAGAACAATTCTACATCATGGGAGAGGTGTATAAAAATATACTTCAGCCGGGAGATGAATTGACGAAGCTTATCTCAGGAAATTATGAATTATACTTTTCGGAGGGCAAATTGCTCTTCAAAAACACTCAAACGGGGGTGATTGCAACATTAAAGGATTCGATTGATCCTTCTGTGGTAAAAGTTAAATGGACAGGAAATTTGTTAGGATTTTATAATTCGAATAACGATGAAGTAACCTCCTATTTGAAACTTGATAAATCCACTGATAAAGGGAATTTGGTAGTAAAGACTACCGGTCTAATCCAAATTGTAGATGCATCAGGAAATATTCTTAAAAAAAATGATTCCTCCATCCCTGATAGTAAAGACATTCCCATTTATACCTATGCAACGATTGTGGATGGAGAATTTTCCTTTACAGAAAACATCGCGGATCGAAAGAGGTTTTCTATAGGAAACCCAAATTATACAAATTCATGTTCTATATCGGCATTACAACGGAATTGTAATGATACCTCCAACTGTATAGGATTTATCCATTCCGCCGACGAAAATACATGGCAACAGATTCAAACTACCGATTCTAGTAGTGATTATAAAATATCAGAGACCGATACACAAGTTTATTTAAGGAATATGACGGCAAGTCTAACGGGAGAATATTGTCCTGCAAATCAGGAACCCGTATTTATGAATCGAACGACCCTCTCAGCTTACCCCAAAGGAAAATCGGTGGCTTCGAATTCGGCCAGTTGTACACAGAAACCTCAATTGGTAGTTCCTGCTTTTAACAAATATATCAAGGGCATCAACGATAAGATAAAGATACCGGTAGAATCTTCGGTTGGAATAGACAAACTCAGAGGACTTTCTGAACAGATTGACCCCTTGCTCTCTAAGTATGAATCCAATTATTCTTCGTGGATAGAGAGCAAGGGAAAACCTACCGCCTTACAGAATACACTACAACAACGAATCACCGATACCTACACAATGGATGAGTATTATCGTTCGATGGCCATTCTGTGGGGAGTCATTACGTTAGCGATGATTGCGATTGTTTTATTTAGATATAAAAATTAATAATTGTTATTAATATGAGTACATTAGATCGACAAATTAAAGAGTTGACCCTCAAGGCAAATCTTCTGACTACCGATCTTGCAAATATGGAGGATGCGACGGAAGATGAAATCGTCAGGGCTGAAACGGAACTTTCAGAGTTAGAGGCCATTTTAGAAAATTTGATACGAATCAGAACGGATCAAGCCGAGAATAATGAAGTCATCGCACAAACCTATTCTACGGCAACTAACGCGTTAAGTCAAGTATCCACGCTTGCCGCTCAATCCGATAAATTAGTCAGTCGTGTTGGTACCGATAGTGAAACCAAAAAGAACCAAATTCGAACGAATACCTATTACGGAAAACAATACGAAGAATATAAAAATTTGTTCATTACCATTACGATTGTCTGTGTCTGCATGATCGCGTCCTTATTACTGGCGTATACTCAATTCGAGTATGTATCAAGAACTCTAACCCTTGCTATAGGCATTTTAGGAGGTACCGTCATCGCCTATAAAATGATAGGGATATTGTTAAGATCCAACATGGATTACGATGAGTATAATTGGATTGGTGCTCCTGTTACGGATGATGGTATTGCAACCGCAAACAGCGGAGATGATAAACTACTGGATATTAGTGGTATAAGTTTAGGAACCATTTGTATAGGCCCTCGCTGTTGTAGTGAAGGAACCGAGTGGAATAGCAAAAAGGGGTGTGTATTGATACAACCCCAAGATATAGAGGCATCGGATAAATCAGATACAACGATGGATCCCACCATGGATCCCACCATGGATCCCACCATGGAATAATACTCTTACTAATATTATGGATGTATTAATCAATATTTCCGATCAAATAGACTTACAAATTAAACAACTTCAGAATCGACTTGATGTGAACAATACAAATGAAGAGGCGGACGCACAAAATGCAGAATTAAACGCCTTATTGGCAAAATTTGTCAACGCTAAACGGGTAGAAGAACAAGCACCGAATGAGCGTAAACAGGCAGAAGAGGCTTATTACCGAGAATTGTACGGAGACGCATATCAAAATCAAATGAACATGTGGTATTATACAGAATCCTCTCAATTAGAAACACAATTGATTCAACAAAAGAATAGCGTCATGAATCAAATTAATGAGGGAATTCTTTATTTAACCTCTCAGTTAATCTATTTAAAACAATTAGAACGTATTACAGGTTTACCTTCAGGAAAACAAACAGTGGAAGAAGTGAAAATAGAGAGTACCGCAACCGCAATAAGAAAAGCCGGATTTTTTGGATCGAGCGACGCCATCGTGATCATGTGGTCGAACATCCTGAATTGTGTCATTTTTGTGTATGGATGTCTCCTCTTGTTTGTCATGAGAAATAATTTAACCGATCCGTTAGTACTGTTGACCATTCTGGCCACATTCATGAGTGTGTTTGCACTCGACTTTTTATTGAAGTTATTCTACATCCTCCCCTCTCAGTTTATTCAGTATGTAGGATGGGGATATTCTCCGGTCGAGTTTTCTCAGTGGTGGTATTTATGGATACCCGCCTCGTTGATCGCCATTTACATAATAATTTCTAGTATCCTATAATATGAACAAGGGATACATTCTCGATGGAGTTAACTTTTCGATGATTCTCTGTACCATTCTTATTTTTTTAGGATGGATCCAGAGCACACCTCGCGTATTTAAATGGGCAAGTTTTATTGTAAAAATCATGATCGGGTTGTTTTTGTTAGCGCGATTTAGTTTTCTTTATCAAGATGCCTTTAGTGAGTTTGATAAGAAGGTGTGTTTTGTGGCAGGCATGTACATTCTCGTCTTTACGTTAGGAGATTATATCCATGAGATTGCGTATGGAGCAAGACCGTTGATAGCACAAACAGGGCTGATCCAAACAGCAAAAGAAGTAGAAACACGTTAAATCGTTCATTCCATAGTCGTTTCAGTTTAGAAGGAGGAGGTTCCAAGTAGTGTTCAAACTTTTCATAGTGGTCTGCAAGGGACAGTTGTGGTTTGTTTAACTTTTGGTTCACCACATTATGAATGTGGTGTGCCCATTTAATAAAGTCCTCACGATTGTCCAAGTAGGGCGAAACAGGATTGTCTCGAAGTATGTCAGAAAACATCGACCCAATCGATTTATTAGGGATCAATTCGGGTAAATGATGAATCCATCGGTAATGAATTTTTTTCTGGATGGCCGTGGGACAGGTTGGATAATGGAATGCAATGGTATGGATAACAAACCAGTAATGGGGTCCCCATATCGTTGGGTCCATAGTATTTAAATAGATAAACATTTTATAATCAGATGATTAAATGTATAAATTGTGGGAATACTCGTCATCTTTATCGACAGTGTAGAGTGCCTATTACGAGTAACGGTATCATCGACATCGACGAACAGGGGAGGTATCTTATGATTTGTCGAAAAAAGACGCTGGGATACGTAGATTTCATTCGAGGCAAGTACAATTTGCAGTCAGTGGATCACCTTAAAAATCTTATTTTTGAGATGACGCTAAGTGAAAAGGAAATGATCCTTACCAAATCCTTTGATGAATTGTGGGTGGATTTATGGAATACTCCTTTAGATGGAGGCTCAGAAGAATTCATTTCGAGAGAAAAGTTTTATACGATCCGAAATGGAATGAAACAGGAGACGCTACATAAACTCGTAGAAGAATGTCCTTCCGCATGGGAAGAACCCGAATGGGGATTTCCCAAGGGACGCCGAAATCAACATGAAAGTGATTACTCTTGTGCACTACGTGAATACGAAGAAGAAACTGGATATGATAAGAATGATCTGGTCGTATTAAGTAATGTTTTGCCGTATGAAGAGGTCTTTACCGGATCCAATTACAAGTCCTACAAACACAAATACTTTATTGCCAAAAGCAACCATCGAGCACAAAAGAGACCGTTTCAGGACAACGAAGTGAGTGATTTAAAATGGGTCTCGTATGAAGAAGCGCTCTCGATGATTCGGCCTTATAATGTAGAACGGAAACGCTTATTAGAAATGGTTCATAGTTCTTTAAAAGATTACATGATAATTTCCTGATTATTTTATGGTTATATAAATAATGATGCTTGTTCATAAACTTCAAAAAACACAATTACAACCCGTAGAAATTTTTGCTGAGGATTTTCCCGAACTAGAAAATCCTTCGTTCTCTACCGAGTTAACGGCCTACCACGACTTTAACATTCCCTTCAAACAAGACCATAAGAAAACACCGAAAGAGGTAGCCGCTGCTTCCGACACGATGTGCAATTCCACCATCGAATTGTCCACCTATCAAACGGTCGTTCGAAACTTTTTATCCAACGAAACGCCGTATAATGGACTGCTCTTGTATCATGGTCTTGGATCAGGAAAAACATGTGCAGCCATTACTGTGGCTGAGGAACATCGTAAGTTTTTGATTCAGAGTGGGTTGCCTAAAAAAATATATGTATTAGGGAATAAAAACATCAAACAAAATTTCAAACATCAGTTGTTTCATGAAGGACAGTTGAAGAAACGACAAGGAGAATGGACTTGTTCCAGCTGTATTGGAAATTCGATTCTGAGAGAAGTTCACCCCTCGGGGACGGCATGCACCAAAGACTTTTTATCCAAGAAAGTGGATACGCTTCTTCGAAAACACTACAAGTACATGGGATATTTGGAGTTTGCCAGTATGGTCAATACGAATAAGAAACATCTGAGAGATCTCTTTGAAAATTGTATGATCATTATTGATGAAGTCCATAACATCAAAGACGACAAGGAGGGAGTCAACGCAAGTTCTGCACTCGATACGATAACGGAGTTAACGACGTGTAAATTACTGTTGTTATCCGCGACACCGATGTTCAACCAACCTCAAGAAATCATATGGATCATGAATCTTTTGAGAAGGAATGACAAACGACCGATTGAAGAAGACAAGGTCTTTTTCAAAGAAGGAGAATTGATCCCTGAAAAAGAAGCCGATTTCAAGAAGTACATTCGAGGCTACGTCTCTTTTGTCAAAGGAGAAAATCCGTATACTTTCCCTTATCGTATTTATCCCAATCATTTTGATACTAGAAAGATTCCACTCCCGACCATCAGTCTGAAAGGAGAATCCTTCGATCCGATTCGATCCAAAGTGTATCCTGTTCAACTTCATGAGTACCAGAAAAGTCAGTATACTCGTTTATTGAAAGATGAAACTATCGGAGAAACCGTCAACGATACTTCGATGGGAAATCTGATCGCACTTTCCGGATCTTTAAACATGACCTATCCAGGAGGAAAAGGTATGACGTACATGCAAAAGATTGGGGGTCGATACAAATACTACGATAAAACGGAGCGATGTTTCGATATGGATAAATTAGAAATGTATAGTGCCAAGATCCATTCCATCTGCAATCATGTCCTGCATGGAGAGGGGAAAGTGCTTGTGTATACCAATTTAGTGGCCGAAGGGCTTGTGCCGGTTGCCCTTGCCCTCGAATCGTTAGGGTATCATCGCCATTCAACTCGTAAAAACTTCATGATCAAACCGGCTCCACAAAAGGGGATGTACTGTGTTCTTACTGGAGATTCTGCCGTCACTGATGAAGAGGATACCCTCAAACTCTTCAACTCGGAAGAGAATAAGAATGGAGACGTCATTAAAGTGGTCATCATAACCAAAGCAGCGTCGGAAGGCGTGGATTTCAAACACATTCGACAAATTCATATCATGGATCCATGGTGGCACTTGAACCGTATTGAACAAGTCATCGGTCGAGGGATTCGACTCTGCAGTCATAAAGCTCTCCCTTTTGAACATCGAAATGCTCAGATTTATTTATATGTAGCGGTCATCGGAGAAACGGAAACGATTGATCATTATCTCTATCGATATGCAGAAGCAAAAGCTGTCAAGATAGGAAAGGTTTCCCGTATACTGAAAGAGAACTCGATGGATTGTACAATCAACCATGCTCAGCTTTCTACCGTGGAATCGTTTGGGTTTACCATTCCGCAAGAGTTATCGAATGGAGATAGGATTGAGTTCCCTTTAGGAGACAGCTCCTTTACGATTGCATGTGATTTCATGGAATGCAATTATACGTGCGGGTTTGAAGAAAAAACTCCCCTTTATCAAGAAACTCTTTATGATCCTTACAAAACAATCGACAAGATCAAGACCCTTTTTAAAAAGTCCTATGTGTACACTGTTGAACAACTTCATTTTGAATTGAACCAACGACTTAAGGTATCGTTTCGCCATTTGTATGAAACTCTTTCCATCATGGTGGATACAAAAACTCCGTGTACAGATGCTCTTTCTCGACAAGGATACATTATTGATCGTATGAGTAAGAGAGGATTCGCTTATTATTTATTTCAACCGATCGGAGTGGGAGAAGATCTTGCGGTCTATGAACGGCGTATACCGATGAATGTGGCCCCTCATTCCGTTTCTTTCACTCCTGAATTACTCGATCAAGAGTATACGATCGAAGACATTCTAGGACGACTCAACCATGGATATCAGGAAGCCTCCCAATTTGAACGTAAACCGGTCAAAGATGCAACCGAATGGATTCATATTCTTCCGTCCATTTTACCCGTTCTTAAAAAAGATGCCTTAGAAAAGAATCATATTCCTGTTGACGATGACAAAATCAAACAGTGTATTGTTGATCATTTGGTTGAAATGTTTATTTTTCCAGAAACCGTGTTGTTATTGAACCATCTCTTTTTTAAGGAAGACTTGACAGAAGCAGAAACGTATGCCAAACAGTACTTCAAACCCTTTACTCAGAAAGGCGTTACCCTCATGCGTGTCTGGGATGACATGGATGTTCGTATGTTGAAACAAACGGAGAGCCGTTGGGTTCCTTACGATCTCCATTATGTTCCCACCTATCCTGCACCCAAGTTTGGTCCTGTCGTGGGAGGGATTGCTAACCATTCGGCCGAAGTTCGTGTCATGAAAACCCGTCTCATGTCCCAGCAAAATACCTTAGGCCAAATCTGTGATGATGCGAATCTAACGACGGTAGTAACACCGCGTTTGAATGCCATTTTAGGAGGATCCTACAAATATTTAAAACGAGATGAATCCTGTTGTTTGATTGAGATTCTTCTACGGTATTTACATCACATTTCGTATCAAGATTCGCTCTGGTTCTTGTCCTCGGTCGAAGTCATCGACTTCAATAAGATGGGGATGGTGAAACTTTTGAACACCCGTAAGCGGAAATAGTTTATAAATTGAAACATAAATATATAAACGTAATATAAGTACTATGGCTCTATATCAACCTGCCGTACTGTCTAGAGACATACGAATTCCGATGAATCAGGTCGGCGGATCCATCCCTAAACTTTTAGAGAATGCTTTACGTTCGTACGAAGGTAAATGTTCCGAAGAGGGATACGTCAAACGAGGAACCGTCAAACTGCATCATCACTCCTGCGGTATTTTAGAAGGAACTACCGTACGAATTCAGGTAGTCTTTGAGTGTAAACTCATGAACCCTTTAGTCGGACAATCGATCCGTTGTATTGCTGAGTCGAATACCAAGGCGGGTGTAAAAGCTCGCATCGACGATACCGAATCCTCCCTCGTCGTGTTTTTGGCCAGAGATCATCATTATCAACATCCTACCTTTTCCGAGATTAAGGAAGGGGATAAGTTTGCCGCCAAAATTGTAGGGAAACGATATGAAATCAACGATGCGAAAATCTCTGTCCTTGCCGTCATGGATGAGACCTACGTGGAACCTCCTTCGGTGGAAGTACCAGAAGAAGTGGTCGACGTCGAGGATGACGTATTGGTATTCTATGCAAAAGCCAAAGATGTGTATCCGGGCAAAGGGGCGAATGAACACATCAACCAACCGAAAGACTATGATGCCTTATCGAAAATCCAAAACTGGAGAAGTCAACTCGGTCCTTTGGATGTAGCTCCCTTCAAATGGTCAGGAAAAGGGATCTTGCCAGAGCCGTTCAAAGAAGGTACCGAATGGAACTCGATCGAACATGCCCTTCAGGGATCCAAGTTTAAATTCTACAAGTTTGACGATGCTGATAAGTTCTCGTTGACCTCAGGAGATGCAATTGGTAAAGGAGATGGAAGTTTTGCGGAGAAGAACAAAAAACTTCATGCGATCAAAGACTTGGCTCCATGGGAAGCGCTCTATCCTTCGGTCTTGAAAGATGTGTATACGGCCAAGTTTACCCAGAATAAGGATAAAATGCGTATCCTTTCTCTGACGAATACAGCTCATCTGATTCATCATGTGGTCGTTCGAGGCAAACCATCTCAACAGGTAAGAGCTACACATTTAGAAGAAATGCGAGATTCCGTTAAAGAATAACTTATTATTATCTAGTGAGATACTATGAGTCGTACAGGCATCATTGTGTTCTGTGTGGTTTTATTTTCAGCCATCGCTTTTTTTGTATTGAGAGACCAGTACAATAAAATGGAGCGACAAAAGTTGGTAGATTCGGTAACCAACAGTGCGGATAGTGGGGGCGTTACGAAACAGTGTGAAATGATTTATTTTTACACGACATGGTGCCCCTTTTGCAAGCGGGCGCGTCCGGAGTGGGACAAGTTCAAAGAGGAATGGGCCGGCAAAAAAATAAATGGCTACATGATCACGTTTACGGAAGTGGATTGTGATGTGAATGATGCCATGGCGACAAAATACGATGTCAAATCTTACCCCACGATCAAACTGGTCAAAGAGGGACAGGTCTACGATTTCGATGCTCGACCGACTGCAGATGCGCTGACCCAATTTGCGGTGACGATGTTAAAATAAACCGCAACTGTATGGAGAAACTTTTAGTATACTTGACCTGCTTTTCTATTATCTTTATGGGGGCGGTATTTTATACGATTGCCTCGTATTATCATCTTAAATTTGGCAAGTGGTCTCTCGCCAC